GTTATTTTTTAAATTCTCGTTCTCTTTTTGTAATCGGGTTATTGTGTTTAAAAGTTTCTCTCTTTCTATTACCACGTCCATTTGTCCCCTGCTTTTATGTATAAACAAAGTTTCATCTTCTGCAAACAATCCAAGTTGTTTTTGTTGCGTTTGTTTCTTTTTCATTATTCGTGTGAATAAAAATTATCAATCACATCAACTTCCAACTCCATGATTTGAAAGTCGGTGTATGAATTTGTTTTTGTTTTTGCTTTCAGCTTTCCTTTTGCTCCTACCTTTTGCTCTTTCATGTTTAGTGCTGAAGGGTAAATATCCAAACCACTTGCTTTGATAATAGGTATTTTTTTTAATCCTGCTTCCTTACATGCTCGTAGCCTCTGATTCCCTCCAAGCACAACCATATCATTGTTAACAACAATCGGCCTTATCTCAAGCATCTTCGGAAATTCTTTTATTGACTTCACCAACAAATTAAAGCTATCATCTTTAATCAATCGAGGATTGTTTGGATTGTTTTTTACATCTCCAATATTTACAAATGTTATCTGCATCTTATTTTGATTTATTAAATTTTGCTTTCACTTGGTACACATAAATAATATGCGCTCCTGTCTGTTTTGCAATTTCATTTGCTTTCATTTCTAACTTCAGCAAAGCAATAATTTTTGTTTCCTTATTCTTTTTTTTTGTTTTCATTTCTTATAATTTTTTTACAAAGCTATGCATATTTTTTACAATGCCATGTACTCATCAATTATTTTTTTAATGTTATCAAATCCACAACCAAATGCTGTATAGTATCCTGCTGAACGCAATTGATTCAATATTACTCTCTGTTTCAAAAGGTGGTCGCTCTTTTTATATCCTCCATCCTTTTTCAAAACACTATCCACTTTGATTTCTATAAACAATCCTCCGTAAATAGATTTCCTTTCAGCAATAAACAAATCAGGATAACCCTGCCATTTGTTCAATCGCTTGTTTCTCATCGCCATTCCAATTGAGGTTGAGCCTCCACTCCCTACATCAAAATGGTATATCGTGTCGGGGTATTGCAACTTTAAATATGTCGCAACTTGCTGTGCTAATTTATCTTCCTTTCGCATAATTTTATTTTAAATATCCTAATTCTCTTGCTTCTTTTGGGTTGTCGTGAATCCAATTGTGTCCCTTTCGACTAACAGCAATCCAGGTTTCAACATCAAGATAGTGAGCGTTGCGGTCTTTACCGGAATAAGTATGGTGCACCTCTGTCGCTTTCTTTTTTGTTATCGGACAATATTTGTCAATCAAAAATTCTTTTTTTAGAAAGTTGTATTCCTTATCATCCTCAATTCTCTTTCTCGATTTCGCATTAATCTTTTTCGGTTTTGCCTTTTCTTTTTTTGGCGGTTTCTCATCAGCAATAGCTGTCTGAAATATTTTCGCATAGTACACCATCTTATTTTTTATATTGATTTAACTGCTCTAATGAAATAAATATCTGCTTCTCAAATCCTTGTCCCTTGAAAAATAAAAACTTTCCATTCTCTAAAATATATTTTACAGGAATCTTCCATGATGCTGTTTCATCTTTTAATTTCACAAACTTAAATGTAATCGCACTCTCTAAAACATAATGATTAAACCCATAGCTGTTAATGGTCCGAACCAAATGCCTTTCTTTCTTTCTCGTAACTGAAAGCGATTTATTTTTTATGTTAACACTACCAAGCGACCTCGTTCTGTTTTCAGATGCAAGTTTTAATTTAATCAAAATTGTTTTCCCATTGTTATAAACCAACAGACTATTGTCGTGATCATCTTTTAATATTTTACTTGGCTTTGCTTTCATTCAGTTTAAATTTAGTGAACTCCTCTATATCTAAAATCTTGCCTCCGTAATTTACAAACCTTTTTCCTCCTACAGATAGGTTTTGTTTTTTATCCAACTCATCAAACTCAATGAAATATTTTTGAATCTTTTTGTCGGTTTCATTCTGTATAATTTCAAAAACATTTTTATTTTCTTTCTCTTTATCTTTTGGTAGGTAATCAATTTTTAATTCCTGTAACTTTTCAAAAACATTTGATGTTTCCTTCAGCGTTTCTTTTTGCAACCGAACATTCGCATTGTATAACTCCTCGTCCCTCTCAATCAAATACTTATCCAACCAATCAAATATAATTCCTCCATCAATTCGGTCATACAACTTCCCATACCTTCCCATCTTCGATTGATTGAAACAATATTTTAATTCAGAAGGTCGCAGGTAATAATATTTTTCGGCAATTAATTTTACAACCTGAACTAACTGCTGTTCATTCATGGATTTACCAACATTAAAAAACATTACTAAATCACTCACAGCTTCAACCAAGAATGCATTTAAAACATGCTCACCAACTTCCTTTTTCATCACAGATAGCTGAGGTGTTTTTAATTCCAACGCAACCCTTACTGAAGGAACATTAATCGCTTCCCAATATTTTATTGGAGAGGTTTCTAAGATTTTGCAAAGGGTGGTCTTTTGAATTTCGTTGCTCATTGTTATTTTGTTTTAGTGGAAATATGCCCTGCCATCCGTTCGCAATAGACTGACGTAATACTTCGATTGCTGTCGTTTCATTCTGATTTGATAGTTTGTATAGCTTATCTAAAAAAGGTTGCTTAGAACTCTCCAAAATTGGTTTTTTCATTTCTTTCCGAAATTTATAAAACTTATCCAATTCTTTTTCTAAATCCCCTTTTTCTTTTTCAATATCATTATCAATAACAATATCACTATCACTTACACTATCAATAACAAGTACGGCTTTTTGGGGTTTCGTTGGGTTTTTTGGGTTTCGTTGGGTTTTTTTTGGTTTCTCTGAAGGCCTACCGCCCTTGCTACCATTGAGAGCGTTCCTGTTTCTTATCCTCTCGTATTTTTCTAAATCTCGTTTCAAACTTTGTTTTATTGGTTCAAACGCAATAGCAACTATTCTGCTTGAGGCTTGAGGACTTTTGTCATTCACATAGTCTAAAATATGCTTAAACAAAAGTCCCGCTTCCTCATCTGTCAAACCATGAACAGTATGCACAATATCTGTATATAATAAAAAGGATTGCTTGTCTTGTGCCATTGATTTCTTATAAGATTACAAATGTATAATTAATTTTTTAGATTACAATATCGGTTGCTTAAATATTTTTATTAACAAATCCCTCTCCGTTGATGCCTCCTCAACAAGTTCCAATATTTTCTTTTGCACATCCAAATCAGCTTTGATTACTTTGTAATACAATCGGGTTTCCAAAGGTAAATCGTATTCAATCTTTTCACCATACTCAGTAACCTCCATCGCAGTAAGATACCGCACTAAATAGTGAGTATCAACACCAAGCGACATCATTTGCATTTGGCCTTGCATAAACATTTGCTTTGGTACATTCTGATATTCGGGTTTTGCTTCTCGTATCTGCATCATCTTTTGAGCAAAGAATGTTTCGGGTGGACACTTAACATCTACTGATGCCAAGGTTATTCCATTCCAATCAACAACCTTTGCATCCGGAGTTGAACCACAATTTTCATTTATCGGGAAATATTCCTGCTCCAAGTACTCAACATTAAAACCTGTTACTTTCGCAAACATTTCAATTGCTTCCAATTCATTCAGGTGGCCATGGTTGGTGTATCTGTTTGAAAAACTTTTTGCGTGTCCCTTTACGCTCTCCTCTGCTTTCTCAAAGATGTATTTATCTTTTGTGGTTGTTCCTCCACGCACTCCAACAAACAAATCTGATATTCGACTTGCGGTGAAATTTCCCAATCGTGATTTACTGAGCATCATTCGTTACCTCCTTTTTCATTTCATCGGTTAAATAAAATCTTTTTTCAATATCTGCAATAACACCACCGCCTCTGATGTGGTCAACAGCTTTTTGATATGCAGGACTTTCCTTTGTAAGTTCGGGCAATACTTTTATTCCTGCTTTAATTCTCACTCCTCCAACAATTTCGCCTTTCATCTTAACATTTGCATCAATGAACAATTCAACAGGAAGATTTTTCCAATCCTCAACAAATACGCTGTTCGTCATTCCTTTTAAGACTTTTGAATTTGTTGCATTCAATACAAGCGGTTTAATTGGCTCATTAAAATAAGCAATATTAAAATCCCCTTTCTTTCCTGCAACCGAAACATTTAACTCCTGCTTTACTTCTCGGATTGTGAATTTCAATATAACTTTCTCCTCCAAAAAATCTTCGAGGTCCGCAATTCCTAAGTGATCACTTTTAAATACTTTTCTGTAATGGGTTTTTGTTGTTTTCATTATTTCAATTTTAGATAGGTTAATACTCGTTTTAATTCATCGGCACTAAAGCTGTTATCCTTTATCCTATTGTATAAGGTTGGTCGCTTTATTCCCAATTTTTTTGCTACATGCGTAATCGTAATTCCATTTGCTCTGATATATTTATCAAGCAATTTACCATAGTGCTTCTCATTCATTATTTCATAAATTTTCTATTGTTATCATTAATAAATTCTCCAAAGTTTTTATCCAGCCAAGCATCGACACTTAATATTTCAGCATGTATCTCAGCAAGTTTTTTATAATTCGTTTGTCCTGCAGGGTGCTTCGGCTGTTCGTAAACATACAAGTTAATCAAAGCAAACAAATAATTTTGCATCCTGTCCATGTCTGAGAGTTCAATAATGGGTGCTGATTGCCTTTCGATTTTAGTTACGAATTTAGCCATCTAACCGCCCTTCATCACCAAATGAATAATATCCTTCAGTAGTTATAATCAAGTGGTCTAATAGCGTAATATCCATAAGCTTCCCTGCATCATTAATTTCTTTTGTGATTGAAATGTCGGATTCGCTCGGTTTCAAATTTCCGCTAGGATGGTTGTGCGAAATAATAATCTGAGTTGCATTTGACAACAAAGCAAGTTGGTAAATAATTCGCTTATCCATAACAGTTCCGGTGATGCCTCCCTGCGATATTTTTCTCCAACCTAAAACTTTGTTCGCTCTGTTTAACAACAACACAACGACAGATTCAGTATGCTCAATTTCATCCTCTGAATAGCAATCAATCAAAACTTTAAATGCATCTTTCGAGGTTTCAATCTTCACTCGTTCGGATGGTTTTACTTTTGTTTTGTAGCTGATTTCAATTTCAGACACCAATTTTAGTTTTTCTTTTTTCATAGCTTAGCAGTCTAAAAGCATTAAACATTTGTCTTGAATTTTATAAAAGTCCTCATCGGAAAATAATCCCGATACATCAACTCCTTTGTACCAAATTGTGCTTATATCAAACTCAGCTTCTTCAGGTGGATTCACTCTGTCATTCGACATCGGTGACGCTTTTTTAAAATACCCATCAACAGTCAAGATTTCATTTTCATTCCAAGTTATTGTTACAGATTTTTTCATGGTTTCTTTAGGTTTTCAAGTGAAATTGATAAGGCTTTAAGTTTTTCTTGCGCCTCAATTAGTTTTTCATGATGATATTTTGCATCCCATTCTGCTGATGCTATCATTTTCAACAATACTTCTTTAGTGTCCATTGTTTTTTTGTTTAATTAATACATTTTTTGTTACATTGTAGGTAGTATCAACATGATACAGAAGGCTATCTTTAAATCGCTCACACTCAATCATTTGCTCCAACTTAAAAGCATCATTCTCTGCTTTCAATTTACTCACTTGGTTGTTGTATGCTCCAAAGAAAATAACAGCGATTAAAAGGATTGCACCAAGTAGAATCAAATCTGATTTTCGGTTTCGTTTCTTAATCAGTTCAGCAACATTGCCTTGTAGGATTGCTTCCTTAATTTCGCTGTGCATTTGCTCTCCTTTCTGCAGTCAATTTTTGATTGTGTCTATTTTCAATAAACTTAATCCATGCTGTATGACTTATAAACTGAATGTCAGGATAAGTCGTTTTAACCTTCGTTTTTATGCGATTTACAGCCCTTTTGCCTGTAATTAGGTGGAAATAGCTTGCCACCTGTTTAAGTCCTGCTAAAATCATTTTTTTGCCTCCTTTTTTAGATGTTTGGATTATAATTACTATTTAACTGCATTACTCTTTTTTCAAGGTTAATCAGCGTTTTAGCTGAGCACCGCTCTTTCGTGGTGTTGTTCTCTGCAATACAAAACTGCTTTCCTTTAAACATGTTCCAATAGATGCTGTACCCGTTGGTTTTCATTCGGGTTTCGGCTTGTTTATTTTTCATCGTTCAGAAATTTATCAGCGTTTAAATCAATCAGTTCGTCTGCGACAACTTTGTAGCTTACGTCCTTCATGTAGGACACTTTTACGAAATCAACATTTGCTTCAAGGACTCCTGAAGCATCGGAGTAACTACACTCCAACGCTTCAGCAAGTTCATTTGCAACTTTTATTTCGTATTCATAATAGTTCAAATGCGCCATGGCTTTATTTATTTTGAGATGAAACATTTGTTTGTAATAACAATGCTAAGAACTTAACATCAGCAGATATTTGTTCAAGTGCTTGGCAATCTGATGCCAACTGATTAACGTGAATATCTTTGATGTCCTTCATGATGTTACGTTTTATTGTAACAATTTTTTTCAATCCTTTCTTAATGTCTGAAACAATTTCAGCATTCGATTTGTTTGCAGGAGCGGAAGCTACAACTGCGTTTACTTCTTTTTCAGTTTTGTTTGTTTGGTCAACGATTTTCGTTACAACCTTTGCGATTTTTTTGTCTGTTGTGTTCATGGTTTTTTGGTTTTTAATTGTTGTTACTATTGTTGGATTATTTTTGTTTGTTGTATCAAGAAAAATTTTAATCTTTCTATCTTCAATTTTTGGTCTGTTAAAAGTTTCCATTTTTTAAATTGTTTGTTTTAATTATAATGTAAATATAATAACTTATAAGATATGTTTGACAAACCTGTCAAGTTTTTTTTGAAGAAAAAGGCTAACTGCTTGACCAATAGATAGTTAGCGTTTAGCCTCTTTCCTGCTCCTGCTATGGTTTTAGGCCTAAATTGTAGTTTTTTACCTTATTTAGTTCATCTATTATAGCTGAATGATAATCTATCTTAGTTTTCCGTTGCTCCTCTGTAAAGTAGCGGGATTCTTTTGAAAGCAATTCATTTTCGGTTTCAAGCGATTTCATTACCGACAGCAACTCAGCTTCATCCAATATGTTCACTCGTTGGCAATAACAACACTCAACACTAACAACCAAATTTTGTTCTTTATCAAAGCTGAGTGATCGCAGATAAAAACTATTTTTATTGGTTGGCATTCTGCGTGGTGTTTCTTTTTGCGGACACTCTGAAATTAAATTTTGTCCCGAACATCCTTTCGGATGCACATGCGTATAAATGTTTTCGTGCCAAGATTGATTTTCAGCGTCCAACTGAATAACAAAATCCACCTTTTGCCCTTCGTGGAAATTTGAAATTTCTCCTGCTTCTTTATGTTTGTATTCCGGAAACGGAAACGCAAATTGACACTTGTTTGCAGGATTCAGATAATAATTAATCTCGGTACATTTATTCGTAATGTTTTGCAACTGCTCAAGTGTTGCGTAATAAGCATTCCCACAAGTTCCAATTTTGAACTCATGCCCTTTGTTGTTTTTTGCGTAGTCGCCCATGATATTTAGTTTTTAGTTTTAAAATTAATTTCTGTATCAAATGTCATCCATTGACAATTGTTCGGGTTATGGCCAAGGCGGTCAACAACATCCTCAGCATCTTCATCAGTTTCGGGTTCGTAATCATATACGAACACCTCACCGATAGAAAAGTCTAAAACAATTAATTGCATTTCTCCTCCTCCTTTATTGTTGTCAATTTCGCAATCAATGCTTCAATCTCAACAAGGCAATCACTTGCGGTTTTACCTTTGAAGCCATAGTATTGTTTATAATACTTCAGCGGTGGTGCGTGTCTTGTCATTTTAATTCCTTTACTCAATAGACTGATTGCCATTTTGCTTGTAGCTAATTGATACAAAAAATAGTTTACATCTTTCCCTGCAAAATTTACTGAAGGAACTTTTGTTTCACCTGCGCTAACAGAAAGGATTGCAAGTTCAAAAGGTGTCATTTCGGGTGATTTCGTTTTGTTTTTCATGGTTTTTTAGTTATTAGTTTAATTCAATTGCATAGCTATCACATTGCCTTTGTATTCTGCATACTCTGTGAATAAGTAAATCATTCAACTCTTGACTGATATTCTCACGTCCAACAGATGCTATAAATTCTGCAGGGGTTTGAATAGTCCAAGTAGGATTGCAGTACCAAACTCCGCACATGCTAATTAGTTCTTTTATTTTTGCAGTTATGTCTGCGGTTTCAAATGTTGCTTGTAATTTCTGTAAATTTTTCATATTTTTTATCGGTTAGTAATTGTTATTTTGTTTTTGATTTAGATTGATAAATTTAATTTGCTTCTAATCAATAAAATTTTAGTGAACATTTCTGAGCTGTTGACAAATTGGTTTCCGGCTCCGCAAAACTTATCACTTCCTAAATAATTTAGCTCTGCAGTAAGCAGGAAGTTTATAAGTTCCAAATTTTCAATCAACTCACTTTTTTCTGATTGCAATTTTTCTATAATTTGACTTTTCGTTGGTTTCTTGCTCATGGCTTTTAATATTAGTTGTTTGTTATTTATAAGGCAAAGATATATCTTATAAGTATTACTTTGACAAATATGTCAAGTTATTTTTAAAAAAAAAGGCTAACTACCTGTGCAAGAGATAGTTAGCGTTTAGTCTGTGGTGTCCTATTTACCTATATTATAGAGGTTTTAGGCCTATTTTTTGTCCTTGTTTCGTTTTTTAAAGAATCCGATGCATTTGGCTGTTATAAATCCACCTAATGCAATCAACGTATATTTGATTCCATCTACAATTGGATTTACAGGAGGCACCGAATTTAGTATTCCATTTACTCCACCAACAATCGCTTCGTGATTTGCGGCACTATCATACGCAATTGTATCTGCAACAGCGATTGAGCAAATTGCGATAAACAAAAAAGTTAATTTAGTTTTCATTTTCATCTTCTTTAAAACAGTTAGTAATAATTTTTCCTGCTACTCCGGCAACATTCAAAACAAATGTCGCCCATGCCTTTCCTTCATCAGTTAATGGACTACCCATTATCATCGCAGATAAAGAGGCACATCCGATCAGGATTGCATCGCCTATTTTTCTCCACTTTTTAGGTGTCGGGCTGTAATAATTGCTCATCATTTTATTTAGGTTTTAGTTAATTTTTATTTCTTCTACTACTTTCAATAAATCCACAACCTGTATGCATTTTTTTCCATGCTCTTTGCAGTCAATGTGCAACCAGGTTGTAGCCAAACTTTTATCCTCAATTCTCCGAACTCCTAAATTGTATAATTCTTTTGCGTTTTCAACAACAAAACTATACCACTCACTACCTGAATAACCAAGTGCTTTGCAATCAATAGCGTTTCCTAATTTATGCTGTGATAATTTAGCACCGGTTTTTGTATTTGGGTTTCTCAATCCACTCTCTTTAAATTGACCGCCTGTGTGCCAATTATTTATCGTAATAGGTTTCCCTACCTTTGAGCGAATAAACTCTGCTATGTCGATTAATCGCCTATTGATTAACCCAATTGATTCCTCTCCTCTATCCTTAAAAGATTGCTCATCAACAAACTCCCGAATATCAAAATGCTCTGAAATTTTTGTGTCTATTTTTTCATCCATTTCTTAATCTGTATTAAAGCCTTTTCATAATTTACTGCGATTAAAAATAAAACCGAAACTATTGAAAGCAATCCTAAAATAATTCGGATAGCTTGTTCGATATGGTCCAATGTAGATGCGATTCCAGTTGCCATTCCTACAAAAGTTAGAACAAAATCAGTTGCTATATCTTTGGCTTGTTGTGTCATTAGTCGATAACAATATTTTGTTCAACGTCTGCCTGAGCATTATTTGATGCTAAGTTAGATGCCTCAATAGATTCCTGTTGTGCAACTATATTTTTAATATAATTTGCTAAATCTTTTTTTGCAAAATCAATTTTTGAAATCGGTGTCGTTCCGTCAGATTCAAAACCTGTGTACCCTTTACGAGCGCAAAAAGAATTTAGCACTCTCTGTACAATGTTGTCTGGAATTGTTAGTATTATTTGTGCCATTGTTTTTTTTATTTTAAATTATTACCAAGAAATTACTATCATATATCCAACTCCTCCAGCACCACCAGCACCCCCCAAACCAGGATTCATCCCAACACCACCGCCACCGCCACCGCCACCACCTGCGCCACCTGCACCACCAGCTGCTCCACTTGTTGCAGCTGTGACTGTTGTTCCACCTCCACCTCCACCTTCGCCACCACTAAATCCAACACCAGATGCTCCTGCTGTTCCAGCCGTTGGTGCTGCGCCATCTGTTCCGTATGCACCTCCACTACCTCCAACATAAGAAAGATTATTTCCTCCAGCACCTCCAGATACATTCGTAGGAGTTGCATTATGTGAACCACCAGCACCACCACCAGCGCCACCCATTATCGAAGAACCACCAACACCACCAGCCGTAGGAGTGTTATTTATACCAGCGCCACCCGCTCCACCATTTTCAGAATTTGCACTTGTTCCAGTTGCAACCGCTCCCGTTGTTCCAGAACCTCCAACTCCATTAGTAGCCGCTGTTGGCAATCCTCCAGCACCTCCCGTTGTTGTTCCAACCGCTCCACCACTTGCACGACCGCCACCGCCACCGCCACCAGTTGCAACAGCACTAATAGCACCACCTCTACCACCGCCACCAAAGAACGCTGTTAATTTTGTTCCGAGTGTTGTTGATGTTCCATTCGCTCCATCACCACCTAGCGCACCAGCTATACCAGGAACTCCACCATTTCCACCAGCGCCAATTGTTACCGCTTCTGTTGATGCTAAATCTGTCGCTCTAAATAAATATTCGTTGTATGCGCCACCGCCACCGCCACCGCCACCTTTTGCAACAACGGCTGTTGCTAGTGATGCACCAGCACCACCACCACCACCGCCACCCCACGCTCTAACGTGTACTGCTTGTGGTGTAAATGCTGTTGGCTTTGTCCACGTTCCCGTTGCTGTAAATGTTTGTACATCAACTTGAAAAGAAACGGAAGCGGTTTGTGATATTCCACCGCTTGAATATTTTGTCCAGCCTTGACCATCAATGTAAACAATTGATTCAGAAGCAAGCAAAGTGATTGTTCCAGTCAATTGATATTCTGTTGCAGAAATATCTTTTTTAAATACTAAAGTATTTGTAGTAGATGCGTGAATATTTTTTATTGTAATTGATTTGATCAATCTGTAAGTTGAAGCTGAAGGTGCAACAAGAATTGTTGTTGTTGTTGCTGTGTTTATTTTCCCTTCACTTGCACCCGGTGTTCCACCAGTTGCAACAACAACATCAATCCAGTTGATTTGATAGTCCAAATCCGCTGTTGTTGTGGTTGTTAGTTCTAAAATTTCAGAAGTTGTTTCAAGAATGAAACCTTGTCCAAAAGACATTGCGCAAATTAAAAGCGCAAATAAAAATGTTGTGATTTTTTTCATTTTGTAAATATATCAATTTATTGCATGCGCATTGCACCCCATCCAAGAACTTGTTGAAAAGTTGCACCAGAACTTGCTGGTGTTTGCCAGCTTGCGTTCCCGTTTGCGTCACTTGTTAATACTTTTGCATTCCCTTGTGTTCCATCAACTATCTGAACAACACCACCAAGATAAGTTTTTCCAGTTTGTACCCAAAGAGAATAAGCATTTGTTATTGTTGCATTTGTTGATGCTATTGGTGCGCCATCTATCACTAAAGTTCCAGCATTTGTAATTGTCGATGCCCCCGTAAATCTGTAAGTTGGTGCAGAAAATAAATATTCTCTTTGTGTTGTTAATGCGCCAACCGACCATTGCCTTCCGCTTCCAGTCATTGCAAAATGCAATCCGTTTATTTCAGTTGATAATAAAACATTTGTGCTTGAAGGAGTTATAAATTCGTAAGGTTGATATGATGTCGCTGTTGTGCTTGCTGTCGTTGTAAAATGCGTTTCGTTTGCTGTTACTTCTACTTTTGTTGTTCCGCTTATTGCAAGGCGTAAATATCCGCCAGCGTTATTCATTGTTGTAGCCGATGAATTGATTTTAAAAGAATAGTTTATTGTTGTGTTAGTTCCTTGCAATCCCCATATTCCAATATTTCCAGCACTAACTTCGCCTATTTCAAGTGAAGATGTCCCTTGTCCAACTCTGAAAATTCCAAGTGTATTTGGAATCCTTGTGCTTGTTCCAACTAAAACTTGTCCATCATTGTAAAAGTTTGCAATGTTGGTTGCCCCGTTTGTTCCTCCTAAAAATTGATGTGCAACAGCTGTTGTTGTTCCAGTTCCGGTTGTGCTTTTATAAGTTAGCTTTGAAGCAACAGCGGTTCCGCCAATTATAGATGGTGTAGTTAACGAAGTGTTCAATGTTGGATTGTCTGACCAAGCTGGCAAAGTGTTCACCCCTTGTGATGCAAACAAATATCCCGTTGCAACTGCTGAAATATTGCTTTGAGTATTTAATGCTGAAAAAGAAATCAAGTCCCCCGTTGCGCCAACCGCTGTTAAATCTGCGCCCGTTGCGCCAGTTGCACCAGTTGCACCAGTTGCACCAGTTGCGCCAGCATCACCAGTTGCGCCAGTTGCGCCAGTTGCACCAGTAGCACCATCTGCACCAGTAGCGCCAGTTGCGCCAGTTGCACCAGTAGCACCATCTGCACCAGTAGCGCCAGTTGCACCAGTAGCGCCAGTTGCACCAGTAGCGCCATCTGCACCAGTTGCGCCAGTTGCGCCAGTTGCGCCAGTTGCGCCATCTGCACCAGTTGCGCCAGTTGCGCCAGTTGCGCCAGTTGCGCCAACAACACCGCGCCATTCAAGTTTTCCAGTTGAAACATTTCTGAATAAAGCTTTTGAAATTGTTGTGTCTGGACTTGCGTATGATGGCGCTGTTGTGAAATAATATGTTGGTGATATGAAGTCTATTCTTGCTGAATGATACAATTGCAATGCTGTTGCATCCATAAATAATTGTCCATAATTAATATTCAAAGCATCACCATATCCGACACTCATACTTGTCCCATAGTTTCCTTGAAGATAAGCAGTCCCAAAAACATTTGAACCAGTCAAATCAATGTAGTTGTTGTGCAAAGCAAAATTTCCACTTGTTCCATCTGAAGACTTTATCACACCACTTGCAGTCATTAAATTTCCAGCACCCAAAACTTGCGCCAATGTTGGCAAAGTTGGAACATCAAGAAGTGTTGCATAAGGATTTGCGCCAGATGGTAAGTTTGCAAAGTCAAGTGCATCTTGTTGGTCATTTGTTAATTGATATATCAATCCATTCCAATCATTCACCCCGTTTGACATTTTGTATTGTGGTTTTCCAGAACCAGAAAGAATTTCATCACTTGCAATCAGTGTTGTCCCTATTGGATAAATAGTAACATCAACCGACCATTGTGCAAGTGTTTTTGTGATTGTTCCGCTTGATGCGTTTGACCACTGAAGATTCTTGTTGTCAGCTTTTATTGACAACAATTGTCCAGAAGTGCCACCATTTGGAATTGTTCTTTGTGCAAACACTGAAGTGAATGCAAAAGAAAAAATTAGTATTAGTATTTTATTTTTCATGATCAATTTATTCTGAAAATTCCAATTGAAAAGCATCTTAATTTCTGACCATTTCCAGCACCAATTGTGATTGATTGATTGATTGCAAGAAGTGTTTGACCATCTTGAAACCTTTCACCAACAGCTGGAAAAAGTTCCATGTCTTCAAGTCCATAATTCACAACTTCACGAATCTTTCCAATAGTTGCTTCATCTGTTTTGCAACTATCATTGACATTTGAACATGTGTCAATCATGTTGAATGTATGATCAAGAATGGTTGCATCCGTTTGACCACCACCAACAAAAGCAACAATTCCATCTTTTTGTGAATGTTCAATGTAAATGTCCATTTATACAAATATGTTTAAAACTTCAGCATTCAAATTTGTTGAAACAATTGTGTCGGTCAATTCATTGTCAACGTATAAATTTATCACACCACCAGCATTGACTTCACGAATGATTTCAACAACAATTTCAACAATGTCTGGAACAATTTCAGCAATTGCTTCAACAAATCCAAAAACTATTTCAACACTTACTTCAATTATCATGTGACATTTGCATTTGCAGAAGCATCCATTTCAAACAACAATACAGATGAAACACCTTTCTTTGATTTTGAAAGAAGATATTCAGCACTTGCAGTTTCCTTGATCCAGACTTCACCATAAACAATTCCAACTGGAATTTTTGGTGTTAATTCTCTATTCAAAATTATATCAATCTTTCCAAGAACGTCATTGAAGACATCAATTCCGTATGCGCCAGTTGTTCCAGATTCATATTTTGCAATCTGTGTTTTCTTTCCAGTTGCAAGAAAGTAAACAACAACAGCATACGCAAACAAAGTTGATGGGACAATTGGATTTGTGCCATCTGTCATTGTAAGTCTGATTTTTATGTCTTCACCTTGTATCATTATATGAAAATGTATGTTGCAGTTACTAAAACGTCATAATCACCAGTTGTTGTGTCACCGGTTGATGTATTCAAAAACACACTTTCATCTGCAATCAGTTGTGTGTCTGTTCCGCTACTTATCCCTTGCAAAGCACCACTTCCACATCTTGCAATTGTAGCATTCAGAATGTTTGAGAAATTGAATTGAACCCTTGTTGCTGTGTTTGTATATAAGTTCATTGTAAGATTTGAAACGTATGCAACAGATGCTGGACTAAGTTCAATCAAATTTTCAATTTCAGAAGAAAGAAGTTTTATTTTTTTACCGGCATAAGCGCCACCAGGATGCGTTATGACTTTGACCGGAACACTGAATGCTGTCTTCACATCCGCTGAAGCTACAAGCTTTGAAACGGAAAAAACAACAGCGCCTGCGTTCACAAGAATTGCAAGTTGTTCAGCTGTCACTTCATCCGCTGTTCCCTCTGCTAAAATTGTGTCGGAATTTTTTTTGTGAGCCAAGTCAGCAGCATAAACTCTTGACCAATATAACGGACTAACATCAGGTGTTTGACCGACTGCAGGTGTTGCGTTTATATATTTCCAAATTACGCTGTCATAAACAACATAATTTTTTATAGTATCATCATACGTTACTCCATTGTCATAAGCATCAACATAGCTTGACAAATAATTAGCCAAGAAATTAGAGTACATTTCAATAAAATTGTCATCTAATTCCTGCCATGATAATTGACTACCTTTTGTTGTCAATGGCGGGTTAACCGCACTCCGTAATAAAATATCTTCTATAGCCATTTTTATAAATTACAAATACAATTAGTATATCTTCCGCAACCTTTACAGCAATATGAACTCCCAACTTTATTTCTGTTTCCACCTACAGCAGAAATCTTGAGCGAACTTGTCGGAATTCTGTCAGCTACTCTACCGCTCCATAATGGATATGGGAAAGTAGAATACATTCGACACAAATAATCATTAACATCGCTTTGGTATTTATATGCTCCTGCCAATGCTTGTTCAACTTGCCTCTGAATTGTTTTATCTGAAACAGGGGTTGAATCAGGATTGGTTTTAGCTACATTCCCAAATGCTGTTTGGTTGCTCTGTGTATTTGCTAAATACCTCGCATAAGCATAGTAAATTAGCATTGCTTTTATTCCTCTGTGTCGGTAAGTAACACCTGCATAAATATATTCACTCCCATTAAACAGGTCCGAATAAGTAGGCAATGAAGGTTGTGCAATAAAATCATTTTCCAATGCAATGTAAAATTCATCGCCCAGGAATTTCATAACATCAAATTCCTGCGCCTCTTGGATATAGGTGTTCAGTTTTTTTGTTACATCGGTATTAATCGACATCGGTTTGTATTCAATAATATTATCAATCGTGATCAGTTTTGCTATCATACAACAACCTCCCCTGCTAACCTCGTAGCATCTGCATTAGATAATTTAAACACAATTTCCAAAGTTGAAATTTTTTGTTCTCTTGTTAATGTTCCGGTTAATATAGTTGTCAATGCTGTTAATCCTCCAACTCCCAATGCTTCATACAATGGCTTAACATTTGCCTGTGCCTCCTCAACTTCAGGCAATCCAACGGATTCCAAAATTTGATTTTTAGTAACATACGGAAAATACTCCTGACTTAATTCCTTTGCACTAACAGGTGCTTTAAAAGGTATAATTGAATAATCATCTGAAGAATTAATTTTAACCGCAAACCTTGAAAATATCTTTTTAAAAATCTCCTCAATTACCAACCTTTCGTATTCTGTTATTCCATTATAATAAGCTGTTGCATCTTTTATTTCAGTAGCTGTTCCCAACTTTCCTGCTGTTCTAATTAATAAAACAGGAGGTATTAAAAAATTCAAAATAACATTATCTCGTACACTACTTTCAGTATATTGATACAAGTCCTCAACGTCCTGTATTGCAACAGGTTTCAATTCTATTGTTGAGGTGTCGCTTGTTTTTTCTAAATGCAATAATTTTAATGCCTCATCAGCACCTTGATACTCTGTTAATGATTCGTGAAATTCCTCCCTGTCTGCATCATCTTCAAATTTATCTGTAACAAGTATGTGACTTGCCATAAAATTTGTAGTAATGTTTCTGAATTTAAACGCTTTCGCCTTTGAATCAGTTTGCATATCCTCCAATACTGAATCAAAATTTGCCAACGGGTATTCATGCCCTTCAGGTGTCCATAAAAATACCTGCCCTTTGTAATATTCCCAACCGCCACAACCATCAACCTGTGCTTGTATTACTATCGGGTCCTCACTATAAAAATGAACATAATCAATTTTATCCTTATTGATTTTTTTATTCTTAACCCTTTGCCAATCATCGTAAATAGCAACCATATTTGGATGCTCTTTATTATCATCAGTTGTTATTCTAACATACGGAAATGGAACAAAATACGCTTCAGTAACATCAAAGTTAGCATTGTAATTAACGTGAATTGCAAGGTAAGGAATGTAAGAAATATTCATACAAACTTTTCTTAATAGTTGGTCTATTGTTAGACCTTTGCTATTAATCACAGACTTGTAAAAAACTTCATCGACCATTCCACCGCCAATCAAAAATCTCGCCTTCATTCCAATGCATGAGGTAGCAATACCACTTGAATTAACAATGTCAATGATTCGTTGCGGATAAGCATTATCAACATCGTAATTCAATATCCCATCAGTTTTGTTGGGAGTTATTGAAATCCGTTTTGAAATATCTGTTACAGTTGCTTTCAATTATTTCTTTTTGAAATGTTTATTTTTTTTCTTTCCTTCAAATTTTGCGATAGGTTCAATAACATCTGTTATTTCAACCTTCTCTAATGGTTTGCTGTCAAACTTTGCAACAGGATTTTCATTCACCACTATTGGCAATTCCACCTTTTTTGGCTTTGAAACCTCAACCGGTTTACGTCCACAAAGTTCCTCCCAATTCGCAGGATATTTTTCAAATGTTTTTATGTGCGAAGGATATTTAGATAAAAGGGCAATCGCCATCTCGTCAGTCAAATTTTTGCTTGAAACCTGTTGCGACATTCCATGCAACATAATTAATTTATCCTTTTTTAATTCAAATTGTGCCATTGTTTTTGTTTTTATTTGGTTTAATTTTTCATCGCTCATTCGTGCGATCATGTAAAATAAATCTTCAATACACTTGCATTTCTTTGTACGATTCAATGGCATTCCAAATAAATCGTGATTCAATTTACT